CATCTCTTACTCTCGGCGCGGCTCCTACTAGCAATGAGCCAAGAATACCTAAGAATGGAATAATCTTAAGGTCTCCAGTCATATCCATAGCCTGCGGAACGATTAAGAAGTTACAGATCCAGATAGTGAGTGTAAAAATGAACCCCCTCGGTATGTGATAGTATGTTTGTGATAATGACTCTGGAATACCGTACTTAGTAGTTGTCCAGAGTATATATGTAAGTAATATTATGAAAGATATCCAGGATAGTATCATACAGTTATATTTAATTTATCCGGATATCCCTTTTCAAAATCATACTTAACAACATCACCTACAGAAGTTAACTCACCTATTGTTTTTTTATGCTCCGCTGTCCTATTAAAACAGTTCATTGCCTAAACTTCAA